ATCGTTGATTTTCTTCAACGTGACCATCAAAGGGTACGATAACGACCCTAAGACTGGGAGCTGCACCGCTACTATACGCGGTTTCGATCCGTTCTTAGGTGATATTCCTATTTTTCCAATAGGAACCACCGTCTCAAAGGCTGATGGAAATCGTTCTAGATCCCATTCAGCTTCTACGGGAGAACCGTAGAGTACGCGCGTTAGGAATTCGCTTGGATTCCCAACTGCCAATTCTCTTATCGCAGGAATACGTAAGGAATTGGTGATGTTGTATAGTCTATCATCTGTACGAGGTAGACTTATACACTTCCCTGCTTCTGTGATATAAGCCATTCGCTTATCACTCGCAGAGATTGCCCAAACAGGTAGATACTCTTTTTCGGGTATCTCTCTGTTCTGCAACATGAAAGGAACATATTCGTTAATGAATAGTTTCCAATCATGAACCACTTTCTCGTCCAGAGAAGTGGTGTGGGTTATCGATTGATAACCCTTCCGCAAATCTTGGACAGAAATGTCCGAATCGAGTCTAAAGAGACACGATTTAAGATTTGTCATGCCGGCCCAGATTGTCTGGGTTACGGCGAGGCTCGGATCGAGGTCCAAGATCCTGTTCAGGATCGAGAAACCTCCGCCATATTCGTCTCTCGACGAATCTGCATCACGACCGTTTGTTCGACGGTTGAGATGAGGGCACGCGTTCGGACCGACGTTAAATCGTCCTACTAACGCATAGGAGAAGACTGTAGCAATTTCACTTGCTACCTTCTCAAATGTGGAGTCCTCGAGCGAGTCGAGGAAGCCCACGAAGGCCTGAAGCTCGTCGTCAGGAATAAATCCTGACAGAGTGGCCTTCAAATGGCCGCATAGAGCCCGTGAAGAACTTTTGTTCTTCATATCGACCACCTCCTATACTGTCCGTATAGGCTGGTCAGGCACTACACGCGACAGGCTCTCTGCATACAGCAGAGTCTTGTCTGTGAACGGGTGGAATGACTCCTACCCACGACTCCTTGCCTTGGTAGCGAGGAGTCGCACCGGAAGGAGCTCTTCCGAACAGGAAGAGCTCTTTGCCTCAGGTCCCTTGAACGGGGCCTACATTCGAACGACTAGTGAAAAACTATCGTTCGAAGAAAGGGTTATAAACCCTTTTGGTTTCGCCTACTCTGGAGGAGACATTCTCACCAGAGTCGTACGAGTTGCGATGGGAATCACCTTTCGTGACTCCAGGGCATGTGGTAAGATCAATGCCGTCAAACGCGGCTTGATCTACCAGAAATCCGATGGCGTTTTTCACCGTTTCGGATTTCTCTAAGACCTTCCATTGATAGCGAAGGTCATCGAT